TAGCGTCTACTGATTTTACACGAACATACTTACTAACATTTGGATAACTACCAGTTACCTGTAAATAAGGTAATTGTGTTGTAGAATCAGTTAAGATTGTGAATGTTTGATCACCTAATTGTTTAGATATATAATTTGGAACTTTAGGATCTAAACTTAATCCAGTCCAAGTTTCAAGGATAGTTTTAGTATTATCATTATCGTTACCTTGTCTAACTAATAAAGTGAAAGTACCTGATCCTGAGTCTACTTGTGATATTTCCCATCTAACATTTTGAGTTGAACCTGAATCTAATGAACCTGAAGGATCAAGTGAACTTGAACTGTTAGCTATAACACCTTGAGTAAATGTTTCTAAAGTGAAGGATGAAGCACCTACAGTATCAACACCACCAGCTAATGTAGCAGCTACAGTATTAATATTAGTTCCAGCTTGAGAACCAGTAAAGAATTGTATTCCGTTTGCGTATGCTCCAGCTATAGAACCAGAAAATACTAAAGCAGCAGTACCACCATTAGATGCACTAATAATATTTAAACTAGAAGAAGCAGTACTACCTGATAAAGCTAAGTTAATTTTAGTTGTTAAATTAGTAGCTGTAGTTGTAAGAGCTCCAGAAGCAAAGTAATAAATTTGAGTTGTACCATTGGTATCATCTTGGTAAACACCTGACTGAGTTGGTATAAATCTAAATAAATAAGCAGTATTTGTTGAACTTTGAGTATAATTTAATCTAAATTCAGCTGCTGAACTATCAATAGTAAATGAAGAAGTAGCAAATTTACTACCAACTGATGTTACATTGTTTTGAACTGTTGTTGAAGAAGCAGGAGTGAAAGATCCACTAGCTACTCTAGTTACTAATAATGTTTCCCCACCGTTTTGGAAATAATTGTAAGCTGCTATGGAAGTGAAATAAGTGTAAACTGTACTACCACTAGTAAATGTACTTCCGAATTTATTTACATAGTCACTGTATGATGTTACTAAAGTAGGAATACCTACACGTCCTAAAACGGTAGGTCCAACTATAGCGGCACCAGCAGTAGGTAGCTGAGTTTGAACGAAAGACTGGTCGTTTTCTCTTGTAAAAACACCAGGTGAAACAATTTGCTCTGCCATTTGATATAATTTTTAATTTTGTTATAAATATGGCAACCCTTTTTAAAAACTTAGGATTTAATAAATTCTCCTGTGTCTAAATCAGCAATTCCTTCTCCGTATTTGTCTTGAATATTAAGAGCTATTTGATTACTTTCTTCTTTAAAATTATTAATTTTAGATAAAATGTCTTTTTTTAACTTATCAAGTTCTTCTAATTGAACTTCCACTTCACCTAAAGTATAAAATAAATTTGCTTGTGTATCCTTTAATGACTTTAATTTTTGTAACTCTTCAGGAGATAAAACTATTTTTTCCATTTTTATTTTATTATAAATATTATTTTATTTTTTGAAATCAACTTCAGCAGTAAAATTAATTCGAGATCTATCACTGTATTTTTTCAAAGCTGTGACATCTTTTTGTATATTATCTGGAATGATGTATCCATTCATAATTAAATCAAATGTACCTTTGACTGCTCTATCTGAGTTGTCACTTAACTCAACTACAGTGTTAAATGAATCAATTCTAGCTCTAAATTTAAACATCTCAGGGTTACCCCAATATGTGTCAGAAGCGTATTCAATAGCTTCTATTATTCTATTCATTTGTTCCATATAATATGTGTATATAACACAAGTATAAGTTAATTTAACATAGTCAGGAACAGCTACAGCGTAATATGTTTTTTCTGGTTTCTGATTATTTAAAACAGAAAAATTATCATAAGCATTTCTTGTTGTATAATTTTTAGTAAAAATATTGTAATTATTAGGATTATTAGCATCCATTTTATTACCTATTGTTCTTATTTTTTCTATATTATTGCGTTTAAATACTATAAATGGAGCCATAACAGCACCTCTAGCATCTCTGTAATATCCCTCTTTTTGCATAGTTTTCCATTTTTCTGGTCCACTATATTCAATAGGTACAGGTATCCTCTCACCATCCTGATATACAAAAGGTTTTATAACATTATTAAAATAGTAAACAACAGATTCATCTATATCTTGTAAACCTATAGATATTGGTTTTGTTGTATCTCCTCTAAATGAGGTTTGTTTAGCTCTATTATCACCAGAAAATGAATTAGGATTCTCCCCATTATATGGAACTTGTTGTTCTATACTTAATTCTCTTTGAGTTTTAGGTATGGGTTTTCTTCCAGCCATTATAATCTAATTTTAACTATATTTAATTTATCAGCAGGTATATAGTGAGTTTTTATCTCAAATTGTACATTATAACCAAACTGATCTAATCCTGGGTTTGTTGGGTTAGGTGAATATGGATATAATGGATCTTTACCAGCGAAGAATTTATTTTCATTTATAGTATCAGCCTCAAAATAGTTTTCTTGATACATTATAACATCACCTACTTCAGGAACTACATTAGCTTCTACCATATGATCTCTTAAAAATGAGAAAGTCATAGGAAATTCAAAACCAACACCTAAATCACCAACTGGGTTGGATTGGTCACCACGAGTTATTCTACAGAATAAAATAACAGGTTCATTAAAAAATCTATGACCTGTAGTTTCTCCATATATATTGGTTTTAGTTTTACTGATGTTATGTTTATAATAAATTATCTGTTGAGAGATTATATCTCCCAATAATTCATAGTTTAAATTTCTAAATAAACTTATATCTCTTGCACCACCAAATAAAGCCATATTATCCTACGTAAATTGTGTATGGTACTTGTAATAATTCTTTTTGTCTAAAATCAGCTTCTAATGATCTACGTTCTAACAATTTTTGTTTAGACATTTCATCAAAATAAGCTCTTAGTCTTTCAATTAAAGCTGTTTTTTCAGCTGTAGCTGCTGATATTAAATCTGCTTGATTTAATGTTATATCAGCTCCGGGAATTGGAACAGTTGTATATTTACCTCTAACATAAGCTAACATTTCTTTACATACTGCTAAAGTATAATCAAATATCCATTGTCTGCCTATAGAATTAATTTGAGTATATACAGGATTAGTATAATTAGCATTAGAAGCATTTGTTACTTTGTTACCGGATTGGTCTAAAGAGTTAGTATATCTGTCTTCTAATTTAATATATTTAAATAATAAATGAGTTCTATGACTATCATCATGAGGTATAGGAAATACACGTAATTTATTATTTACTAATTCAAATGTATAATTTGATACACGAACCTGATTACTCATTTCAATAGCTTGTATATTAGCCATATCAAAAGCTACAGGCATCATTAACGCGCCAATATTATATCCACCACCATATAATCCCCAACCGTAAACACCTACTGGAGGTGATCCTCCCAAACCTGCAAAACCACCATATGGAGTGTACAACTGACTCACAGCAGGGGGTGCTTGATAAAACACTTGTTTAATTTCTATACCACCAGTTATACTTTGTGATATAGCCCAAGCTGCCAAATCATATTCTTGTACACTAGCAGTTAATGGAAGTGATCCAGTATAATATGTTATATTACCTCCAGTTCCAGCCTCAGAAGCGTACTGTTGTGATAATCGAATTATTCCAGCAAAATTAGGTGTTACTAAAGTATGATTTAAATTAGAACTTGTAGGTGCTCCTTCAACAGATAACATATTATCTCTTAAAGTGAAAGCATATAATTCATTACCATATATTGTAATAGCTTGTTCAAATGCTGTATAGAAATTTATATCTTGTAATTCAATATCAACTAAAGGATATCCTAATCTTTGAGCACAGAATTTAGCTACTTTATCAGCGTCTGTTTGGAATTGATAATCATTATCATAAAACCCAAATGGAGTATTTCCTGGGTAGAATGAACTTGAGCCGGGCCAAATAGCTATGTTTGCCATATTATTTTATGATAAATATGGTAAAAAAGTTTTATACAAAAATTTCTCTATAAGTTCCTTCCTCATCTATCTTAAAGATTCTACCTTGTAGTAAATCTCTAAATTGAATTGCCTCTTCTAAGGAGTCTGTGTATCTATACTCCTCTGTATTAAAAATATGATATGTCATAATCGTACGGTTAAAGCTTCTAAAGTGTTTGTGATACCTCCACCTGCTCCTGTATTAACAGTTACTGATGTCTTTATATTCCACACTCCTCCTACTGAGGCTATATCTACAAAGGATGGTGCTGTAGCTGTATTTATTGTTCCCCCAACTCTAAAGAATCTAATAGTGGTTGAATTAACTACTCTACCAGATAATATAAATTGGATGCCCCCAGTATATGTAGCTAAAGAAATAGTTGAAGCATTATCATTAATTAAAAATACAACAGTTTTAGTGTTGGAAGAAGCAGTTGATGAGAAGAATCCGTTCATAGTAATCATACTTCCAGAAGGTGTATTTGCTGGTAAACTAAACTGTCCTACACTTGCAGTTGTAGCTGCTGTAGTATTACCTATGTTTACAGATGCAGTTAAATAGTATAAATCTCTAGTTATATCAGGATCAGATACAAAACTTGCTGTTCCTAATAAACTTCCAGTAAAACTTCCAGTAAACGATCCTGTATTGTATGAGCTTGTAAAACTGTTTATACTTGCTGTAAATGAATTGAATGATGATGTTGTAGTAAAAGAACCAGTACTTGAATTTAACACATAGTCAGGAGCAAATGATGCGGTTAATGCGTTTGTTGCCCAACTGGCTGTTCCTAACACACTTCCAGTAAATGATCCAGTAAATGACCCAGTACTATAAGAACTAGTAAAATTATTTATACTGGAGGTAAAAGAGTTAAATGAACTAGTTGTTACTAATGATCCTGTGTTTACTGTTGTTCCT